ACAAGCCCGACGATAAGGGCGGTGATGAGGACAAAGTTGCCAAGGCAGTGAGTGAGGCTCTCAAAGGCTATAACACCAAACTTTTCGGAGAAGACGGAAAGAGCGGACTTATAGGAGCGCAGCTTGCATCTACTTCGGAGTTCATCAAGCAGTCCAACGCAAAGGCGAAGGAGGCACGAATCGAGAGCATGCGCAAGGAGCTCAAAGACTATCTCGTTGGCAAGAAGGCGAGCCGTGAGCCCGTCATCAACCTTGCAATCAAGGAGATGAATCTTGACGACGATACCGACATCGACAAGGCCAAGATTGAGGTAGAGAAGTCCTATGAGGCAAAGTTCAAGGAGTTCTACGGAGACGGAGGCAAGCCGTTCGGTGGTGAGTCAGCGGGAGGCGGAGAGGCCAATCCCGATGAGGATGTCAAGAAATTCCTCGAAAGCAGAGCCAAGGAGAGAGAGGAGCGTCAGAAGCGCATTGACGAGATGAAGAAGTCTTTCGTCTAAGCGGACAAGACAAATGTTTAATCTAAAAATTTTACAACAATGGCTTTAATCGGAACATTCAATCAGAGAATACAGTTCTCTGGCAAAGTGGGAGGCTATCGCCGTGTGTTTGAGGGTCAGCCTAAGATACTCGTAGGCGGTTTTGACTGGGATTTGAACGACCTGCCGACTTACGGCAATGTTCTGCCCGCCGGTACTCCTGTCTATGTAGACGAAGAGGCTCGCACCATCAAGCCGCTCTATGGCTTTAAGGTCTATGAGGATGCCTCTGACACTACACTTAAAGTTGAGAAGATTTTCGCAGGAACACGTGCAAAGGTCGGTATGACTATCGGCACTTCCAAGGTAACGGCAATCGACTCCAGCAATGAGGGTTTTGACATCCTTACCATGGACGGAGCACAGACTGCCAAGAAGGGTGACATCCTCTACGGCACTGTAGACGGCAAGGACATCAAGGATAAGGTCAACGGACTTACTCCTTATGACATCTGCCTCGACCCGGACGCAAAGGCTGCTGACGGAGATGCAGCTTGGAACTGCCTTGACAAGCCGGTGCTCGTGCGCCGCATGCCGCCTGTAACAGACGAGGTTCTTGCTAATATTAACAAAAATGGTTGCTTCTTCCGTTGGAGCTACCGCCATTAATCAACATAGGAGGAAATAGATTATGAGAGACTTATCACAGTACAATATCGCTGACCTCCGTCGCTACGTCTCTGCCGAGAACTTCGGAATGATTCTCGACGACACAAACGCACGTTACAACGCTGCCATTTGGAGACGTTATGCTGATTGGGGTACGCCATCCGACTCCAAGGAGTGGATTCAGGGACAGAAAGAAACACCAATCATGGTCCGTGCATCGCTGCTCGGCACTCACTCTGAGAAACCGCAGCGCAACGGTGAGGGATGGAAATACTACGGAGGCTCCATCATGAAGATGGGTCACGGATTCTCTATTGACGAGGACGACTTGTTCCAGATTCGTCAGAACAGAAATCTCACTCAGGTGCCGTATGCCATCCTCATGACCGAGACCGTTCAGGACAAGTCAAACGTCATGATTGGCGGCGTCCACAACGAGCTTAACTACGTTACCTTGCAGGCTCTCTCAACGGGCCAGATTAACGAGGTTTCCGTAGACGGTGTGAAATACGACTACAAGTTCCCAATCAAGGACAACCACTACGTATCAGTGCAGAAGCCTTGGTTCACGCAGGACAAGAATACAGGCAAGCTTACTCCTAACGAGGACGCAGACCCGATACAGGATCTGCTCGACGCACAGGAGTACTACACCAACGACCTCTTCCTTGCCGTTGACCACTGGAAGATTTCCAAGGAGCTCTTCGACCAGCTTGTCAAGCACCCGGTAGTTGTCAAGTCATGTGTGGCCCGTGCCAACTACTTTGACCCGAAGAACGTTCATCTCACCACAGCTGAGATTATGAACTATGTTCACGAGCAGGGTGTATGGCCATTCGATGTCGTTGACTACAAGTCACGTCACGAGGAGGACGGTATTGCCGTTCCTGACAAGCCTGCCTTCGACGAGCACAACATCGTTGCTGCCAACTCGCAGATTGTCCCGTTCGAGATGAAGTGCACCAACAGCATCTATGTTGACCGGCAGAAGATGGGCAAGATTGCCAACAACAACAGCTACTACCTCGTAGAGAACCGCATTATGGTGCTTTCTACTACCGAGGAGCGCCCATTCAAGAATGTCGTTGACTGCGAGCTCTACGCAGCTCCGGTATTCAACAACATCCGTGAGATTGGTTTCCTTACCGTATGGAAGGATGCTTGATGTGAACAAGATTCTTTGAAATCACTGATTAGGGAATATGCCGAATACTGATAACACACAGAACGCAACACTTACCATGGAGGACTACCTCCGTGGCAAGGTTGCTACACCGATACCCGACAACACGCTTGCCTCTATTATGGCAGAGGTGGGCGTGCAAAAGGGCAGCGCATACGATACCCTCACGGACAAGGAGAAAGACCTCTGCCTTGCGGGCTTGTATGTATATCTGTCTACCAACCCGTCGCAAACTCAGAAAGTTACCGACAGGGATGCTGACTGGGAGCACACGGAGGGAGGACAGGTATATTCGGCGAACGCTCTGAACAATTTCCTGAGAATGGCAAATGCGATATACAAGAAGTACGACCTTCCTATTGTCGGAAACAACAAATGGGGCATGAGAGGCGGCGGCTTCCACAATATCCGCAACTACGGCGACCCTTACAAATATTAGTCCTATGCCAGTAGACAATCCGAGATTTCCTCATACATGCACGATTACGAGAGCGATGCCTTCCGACGACCCTATGGAGGACGAGGGAACGGCAAAAGTTCTTTACGCCGGACCATGCAGAGGGTACGAGAAGAATACCACTTCTGTCAGCGGTGAAGTTATCACGACAAACCGTGGACTGTCACTGCCGCTGAGCAGGACGGAGTGGGAAAGCGACAACGTACCGCAGGAGGGAGACGAGATTGTCGTTGACTACGGACCATATAAGGAGAGGGGGCAAATCATCGACAAGATGGTGGCGAGTTTTCATGGAACACACTTAATTTGGAGACATGTCAAAAGTTGAGCAGGAGATAGAGAAAACACTGAAAAGCTTCATGCAAGAAGTGTATTCAGACGTCGGCTCTAATGTTGGCGTTTTCGCAAGAGCTCTGCTCAC